TACCCGCTTTGCGTTGAATCGTTAGCCGCCATACGCCAGCAAGGTGATCTTGATAATACTGCGCAGCCTCTGGCAAGGTGCTGAGGGCAGTTTCAGCCTTGCCCGTCTCAGACGCGGCAAACCGCCCTAATAGGTCATGCGTTGGGTTAGCTTTGGCTAAATAACGCTCAAAGGCTAACAAGCATTTTGCCAAGCGGATACGCTCCGGCACAGGCGCAGTTTTAAAGCGGGTTTTCATTGCCGTGACGGCGGCTTCGATGTGGTGTATCGTCATAGTGAGCTGTTATCCATTAAGCGCAACCGCTTGCAAGCTTGGCGTGGCGATACGGTCATCATAATGTTCAAGCCAAACATCCAATGCTTTGACAAGCAACGGTTCTGAGTCTGGCAATTGCGCGGTAGCAGCTTCAATTAAATCAAGCAGTTGCTCAGGCGAATCAGGGCGATAATCGCCAGATAAGATGCCCTCAAGTGTCGCGGGTGCGTCAGTGGCGGATTTGACAAGGTGCGGATATAGGGCTATATTTTTATCCGCCTCGGTCTGGACCTGTAAGGTGGGCGCTGGGGGGTTATCAGATAATCCCAGGGTGGATGCCCTTAACGCCAGTAAGTCAGTTCTACTAGCCAAGCGCAGATTTTGCGCTTCGGCTAGACCCTCAAACGCTTTTCTAAATTGCCCAAGCTTTACTGGTCTTAGTCTTTCACGAAGGCGATTGACTTCTTCTTTGCTTCTTGGTTGTGCTGTTGATAATGTGCATTTATTAACGCTATCCACAGTTAAAACAACAATCTCAAACCTATCCATATCAATTTTTTTGCCTATATATAAATCACGTCCGTTTGACTCAAGAATAATAGTCGGCTGTTGTAATGTAGGTAAAATCTTATCCATGTGAACGGCTCGACTAGCATCAAAAACACGCGACCCACGATAGTGTTTTTTATTGTCCCAGGTGTCGGGCGTTTCTCCTTCTTTTGCTTCTCGCGTATAAATATGGCTGTTGAGCCTATCAAAAAATACGGCAATTGGCTGTAAATTTGATTTTATTTTCACATCAATTAAAAACGATTTTCCGGCAAGGTTAGCTTGATAATAATCATGCGCTTGCTGATATGTCGCAATAGTTGAGCTTGGCGGGATCGTTTGACTATCACCTATGTCAACCGCCTGTTTAGGCAAACTTCCGCCCCATTGCCCCTGCCTGCCCTCAGGGTGACTGAAGGACTTGTTCAATTCACCGCTGCCTTCCCTATCAGCTTCCAGACTTCCCGATTGACTGTCGGTATCGTCATTGTCCATTTCACCTTCCGGCGTATCTTCACCTTCTGGCTGTTGCTGTGCCTGCAACTGCATCCACGCATTCAACAAAGAAGCCTCCACGGGCGCATCGCCCAGGACACCATCAATTTTTTCATAACCTTCTTCGGCGCGTAATTCATTCAGCGTCAACAGGGTTTTGCGTAATTCATACTTTTTATCTTGATCCTCAACATCCAAACCCGTCCAACGAAAGCAAAAATCATTATCTAATTCATTCACCACATAATCGGTTAGCACGTTCTCAAAATAAGACAACAACGGACGTAAACCGCTATCTTTAGAAGCCGCCAATTTTTCAGCGGTATCATTACCCCCTAACGCACTGGTACTGCCGCCAGTAAAACTATCAAAGTTAATCTCACTGGGTGACATGCCATAAATGGCACAAATCAGCGAAGTTAAAAAAGTCATCCACTTAGCAAACATCATCTCATTAAAATCAATGCCAAACTTTTCAAACGCGGCACGCGATTCCTGATCTTTTGACACCAACACAGGAACAGTTAAATGGCTATCCAAGCCTTTCACCATACCTTGCCAATAGCGTTTAAAAGCACTTAAATCTTCTTGCGAATAATTACCGCTTAAATGCAAGATGCCTTTTGGAATCGAGTTTTTATCAAACACATTACTATTAAGTGTCATGGCATTTAAAAAACTGGTCACCACGCGCACTAACAGCTCAGTTTCAGGCAAACCATAGCCGATTGCCGAAACATCTGAGCGTGGATTTCTGGCCTCATAGATTAAATCATCATAGCCATAAGCCGTTCGCACCAAGCCATTAACAACCTGCACGGCAAACAGATCTTTATTATTTCTATAGCCTGATTCTGGACATAACCGTATCGTTGCGCCATCAACCAAATATAAACCCACAATACCAAGCCTACGATCCTTGGCACGCTCGGTTTCTATCGCCACAGAATCCAAAAGTAAACTATCTCGGGTAGCTTTTCCCATAAACTGCGCAAAGCTATCACGCCGCAAAATTTTACGGGCTCTGGCAGAAGATTCATTACCACAATGGCTAATAAAACTAATGTACTGAGCAATTTTTTCGTGCTCGCTGGCGGTTAATTGATGCTTTCTATCCACATGCCTGATTTCAAACCCAGGCAATGTAGTATTGCTCTCACAGACCCGACAAAACCGCTGCACCTGCCTTACGCGAGTCATAATAACCGCATTTAAAACAGGCGTTTGTGCCGCCATAGCGCGTAAGCCATCAAAACTTATGGTTGAAGGTCGTTCCCAGTAATCACCCTGACTATTTAGCTGAAACTCATCTAAAAAAGCCGACTGCATACCAGGCGAATGCTGTACTGAATTAGCTGAGGGAAAAGGGACTAAGGCAGGATCAATCGCCTTTAAAAGAGGGTCATTATTATGAGCCAGCGCCGTTATTTCGGCCAAGACCTCAGCAGACAATAACTCAGTATCCGTGGGTTGATAGGTTTTCTGTAACGCCGCCAGCGCGTCAATACGCTCATCTTCTGGTGCGAAAAAATTAAAAGCAGTATGCTGAGCATTATCCATAAGCAAGCGAGACAAGTGAGTGATAATAGATTTAGCATACTGTCACGACCACAGCTTAAACAATAAACAGCTAGCAAGGGCCTCAATAGGAAAAAAATAAGCGCCCGAGCACGCTTAACTAAACCGTCTGGCAGAGCAGACGCGCTACGGGTATCAATTGATTAATTCAGGCCTAATCACGTTACGCCTGCATAATGAGAAGTGTTGCGTGCGCCCTTGTATAGTTCTGTAAGAATTGACAATGTATAGACACTTGTTAAACTGCCAGCATGGATATTTATGTTGAAATTGATGGCGATAAGTTTGTTTGGGATGAAGACAAAGCGGCTAAAAACTGGCGTAAACATGGCGTCCGCTTTGAAGTTGCCGCTAGCGTTTTCGCCGACCCCCTATTTGTGCTGCTCGATGCATCGCGCCAAGGTGAGTGCCGTAATGCCGCTATTGGTTTTGATAATACTGGACAATTGCTTTATGTCGTACACATTGAGATAGAAAACACGGCTCTTCGCATTATTTCTGCACGCCGCACCGATCCTAACGAGGAAATACATTATGCTTTCTGAACGCTTGAAAAAACGCCTAGATAAAGACAGACCCATGATGTCAATTACGCTAAGTATTCCTGTTGATGTGGTTGAATCAATGAAGGCAATCGCCCCGCACAAGGGCTTTACCGGATACCAAACCTTGCTTAAATCATATATCAGTGCAGGAATGCGGCAAGATGAATCACGTTATTTAGCAAGTTCAACAACTAAACTGATTGCCGCATTAAAAAAACACGGCGTTCCCGATAGCGTAATCGAAGCAGCAGAACGCGAATTGGTTTAACCGCGCAAAAAATAGGCAAGAAAAAAAATAAGCGCCCGAGCACGCTTAACTAAACCGTCTGGCAGAGCAGACGCGCTACGGGTATCAATTGATTAATTCAGACTTAAGACACCCGTAGTACAGCTAAGTTCGCGCTACAGCCCAGCGCCACTCACAGACAAGGCAAAAAAGCTAACGGTTGACATAACAATAGCATTTTTGCGCAACTCAACATTACCCGAAGCATACGTACAGCCGCCTATTTTTTTAAGCATGTCACCGGTTAATTTATCTAAAATTAAAATATCAAACACCCTACCAGACAACGCATCATTTGCATTCTCAAACTGAATACCATAAGTTCTAAGTGTTTCCTTCTGCATCACCATCTTTTGCACATGCACCTGATACCGCGCCATAGTCGGCACATACTCAAGCGGAGCAATATCGCCAATACCCAAAGCAGGTTCGGGCGAATAATCCTCATTTAAAGTAAACGATTGCGCAAAGCCAATCACATTACTATCAAACGTTAATACGATACGATTACCACTTTGCACATTTGAATTAACAGTCGCCATGATTATAATTTCCTAATTAATTAGCGCCAGAATAGGCTACAGTGTGAATAGTAATGCCAATATAATTGGCAGGAATGATAGGCGAGCACTGGAATTCTAAGCGTATCCAATCAGCCCCCTCAGACACCGTAAGGCCTTTATACGATGGATTTTTTGCATCCCCCACTAACACCCCTAAACCTTGTGGCTCCATTTTAGACAACTCATCTAACGCTGTTTTAGCGCGTGAAATAACCTCAGCTCTCATATACGGCGTTTTCTTTTTACCACGCAAGGGATCCAAAATATTGCGCACAGCTTGCGCAGTAAAATCGGCTGCAACCCCCACCGACATTTCGCGCTTATGGTAATTATTTGTTTGTGCAGTAGTAATTGATTGCAATACCTTCACCACACCATCAAAGTTTCGCACACAACACACCACACCATTACTGATTAACTTATCCGTTTGTTCTGGGTACACCAACCACTTTTGCATCCCCGTTACATTGATTGATTTATTCGTTAACGCCGTGCCAGGCGTAACCCCGCAAATCATGCCCGCTAACAACGCCGCCGTACAATAAGGCGGATACATGATTAACTTACCGACACTATCTTTTTCCACATCAGAAAAGCCCAAATGCACAACAGAAGCACGCTCATTGTTCATAATTACCGCTATATTGCCCGCGTCCGTATCAGAAATGCCACTAGACAACCCAAACAAAGCGCGACGCTCCATAAAAACAGTGTTACTCATATACTCACAATGTGCATTAACAAGCGCAAATATGCTATTTGTAGCGGTAGCCCCGGCATCGTCAGTTAACGGCACAAGCCAATTAACACGATGCACACGCAATAAATCAATGGCATCTGACCAGTTTTGATAAGTCGCCACGGGCGCTGTATTCGCGCCCATCAGCACCTCAGTGTTCGCCACATCCTTCTCAACACCAGGCGTCACAGTGACCAACGGGGAACCATTGCTTGTCATTTTCGAGAACTGAAGTGCCACAGCACGCACATGACCTGTTATCCACACACCCGCCGCATGTTTTTCAATAGGTTTGAGGCTGGTCGAAGCCTGACTAATTGTTTTATTGCTTATCAGATCCAGCCAAGAGGACAGTGCACCCTTCACGCCTGCGCCCTTGTTGTCGACATCACCTTCGCCATTTTTGCCGACATCAATAGAATTCAATCCTGATATTTTTTTAGCATTAATTGCCTCTATAAGTGCACCAACAGTGCCATACGCTGAAAACAAAAACTCATTGCTACTTATCGTCAGCTTATCCGCCGTAACCGATACAGATAAATTAGCCGTAGCCGTAGTCGCAGTCAGTTGAAAATAATACGCAGCAGAACTCGGGCTACTAGCCAAGATTTCACCCGTATCAGCATTAATTATCGCAAGATCCTTAGTGGGCTTGCCCACTCTTGGAATACCGTCTTTTATACTGACCTTTAAATTCATCCCCGCTATGGCCTGCGTCAACGTTAAAGCAGTTGAGCCAGTGGTTGAGGGTAGGGTTTGCGTTGGCAGAGTACCTGTAGTTTTTGCGTTCACAAATAACAGATAATCAGGACAGCCCGTCTCATTAGACGGATTAAAGGCTTTTTCAATCGCCTTTAAGGCAAAGGTATCAACCGGGTCTCTTAATTGACGGGCGGCCTCTGCATAACTATTAAAACGCACCACAGTCATCGGGTTAATAGTTTTGGTCGCCCCAACTAAGGCCAACACATTGCCAAAATTTGACGTTTTTGCATCCATACCCGAGGCATCAACGGCACTTGCCGTCACGGGGGTGATATAATTTGAACCATTAAAATTAAAGCTCATTGTTACTCCTAGACTTAATAAATTGGGCGATTGATAAAGGCAGAAAATTGCAGAGTAAACACTTCTTCAGTGTTCTGAGCGCCCCCAGTAGACAGCACATGCGCACTAAACGCCTCAATTAAACTGCCCGAAACATTGTCATTTCTCAGCCTCTGCGCAAACTCCACGACCTCAAGCAAAAGCGGCTCAGGATCATTCTTTTTAATAACAGAAGGTGCTACGGGCGCAGCAGGTAGTGTTGAATCAATTATTGTGGCGGTGGTCATCTAGTTATCTCATCGTTAACATTGGTTACAGTAATTATCTCTAATAATGGTGATTGCGTCATAACCAATGCAGTCAATGACACACAGCTAAAACGCGTTTCGCTCATATAAGTAGGCCATGGGTATAAAGTAAATTCTTCTCGATCAGATTGCTGCACATCGATTTGTAATAAGCCAGCAAAATCAAACACCTCAAAATTTGCCAACAACACAGCTTTAACAGCCTTTCTAAAAAGATTGCGTTCATCACCATTAAGTGACCAACACGTAATGCTTAACTGTGATTGTGTATACCAGCCAAATTCATCCACATCGTCAGCTAAAGCATAGCCAAGGCCAAAATTATCCACCTGATTATGCTCAACATGCAGCGTAACCAAGGGAAATTGCGCATCCTCAAATTGCGGAGACGATAACAATACCGGAATGACCGCATTGCTTGGATGTGTTAATTTACCCGCATGCAGCATAGCATTAAGGCCCAAATCAAGGCGATCGCGCACACACAACAACGGATCAATCGACACATCAGTAAAGCTATTCGCCACCGTGACCTGCTTAGCCAAAAACTGATCATCCCAGACTTTACCGTCAAAATAGACAGGCTTGTAAAAATACGACACCGCATTACTCACGCCAGCCGTATCAATAAACACCGACTCACCGCCCTCATAAATAACCTCAACAGCACTGGACGCATCAGTAAAATCACCCGTGGTATTACGCAGCACGCGCCACGATAGCGCATTACTGGGCGGGTTAAGCATTACTTTTACCGCCTCACCGGCGGCCAAGGGAATTAATAATCTAATCATATTGCTTAGGTTACTGTCACGACAGCACACCGCGTTAATTATTTTATTTTAGCTCCCAACGTATCCTCGCCCGCATTACCATTACCATGCACATGATTTATTAAACTTATGCCCTTAGCCATAACATCACCATCAACCTTAACATCACCCGTTATCGTAATAACATTGTCGCCACCCACCACAATCTTAGTGCCTTTATTCATTAAAGTAATAAACACCTCACGGTCATCATTCTTTGTTAACGCCCATTTTTTATCATAATCTTGACCAGATAAATCCTTATGCACCTGCGTATCATTAATTGCAATCATCACCCCAGACGGATGATATAACTCCACATTACCGAACTCATCAACCGTAGAGTACACATCAGAATAATGCCGATCTATGCGCCGATTATCCTTAAACTGAAGCTGCCCCACCTGAGGAAACCAAAAGCCCAACACAAACGGTAACTGTTGAGAACAATAATCAATCATGACATACACCGGATTATCCTCAGTAATCGTGCCAGGTAAATTACTGCTGCCGCTCGTACCGCTTGCTGAAGGCGACAACACCATCACCGCCGCAAGCTTCCTGCCGTCATCAAGTAACGCCACATCAACAGAATGCGAATCAGGATTAACAGCGGTAACACGCGCTAAAATTGCCATAAAAAACCTAAAGTTACACACTAAAAAAATAGAAAAATAAGCGCCAGAGCACGCATTTATCGCGTCTTATTCACTCACTAAAAAACTCACAAGCGACACTCTCAACAGCAACCAAATAGCCACTCACACTGCATACACCGCCCTTAAACGAAGCGCAGTGTGCACACGTTAAAGCAACCTGCTGACTAGAAGTATCAGGAATAAACAACAGTGCAGGTGCAAAACAGGCACTTGACCGATAACCAGAAAAACACATCATCACCGCATCAGCTAAATTGGGCGACTTGGTACCGCAAGGAGCTTTATCAACCAACATTTTGCCCGCACCGTTAAACATATAAGTTGGACGTGATAATTCTGACGTTAATTTGCCCAATTCTGTTAACCCACTAGGCAAACTGATTAACTCATCAGCCTGATAAGCCTTACCCTTCACCGCGTCATGCGTAGCTTTAAACCGCTTGCGTAACGACCACCACCACTGCGCTTTCGCATTCGCAAAATAATCTTTATTAGTACGCCCTTCATCCTCACCTGCATTAACCCGCTCATTAGGATGCGTGACCCCATCAGACCCCCTAAACATCTCCACCACTAACGGCCGCGCACGACGCTCATTAATTACCCGCGCATCACCTCTCACCCCCGCACCTAAGCCATCACCATCATAATAAAACCAGTCATACTGATAATCTTCACACAAATGAAAAGCACGTTGTGTCGTGGCAAAAATATCATCAAGTTTGCCGCTCCACTCTTCAATATACTCAAGCACAATGCCATAGCGCCCACAAAACGCATTTAAATCCTCGCCACGATCCGCCACATCTAGCGCACCATGTCTTACCCCGCTTGGCGTTATCCCTAACTTAAGGTGCGCATCTATAGCCGATTGAATCCACTCATTAGGGATAATCACACCCTCAACTGACGCGTTATAATTACGATCTATTTCTTGAGCAACCACCGTTGGCGACAAAATAGCCACCTGCTTTTGATACCACACCTCATCTTTACGCGGATCATCGCGCCAATCAAACACAAACACATCAAGCTTGCCGCTGTGCCGCTTTTGCGCAAACGGATTGCCCATACCGTTAACCGATGACAAATCTATGCGGCAATTAGTCGTCTGCGACAACGACGCATCAACTAACAAGGGGCGCTCCAAAAACGCCGCCTCATCAACAAAATAAAACGAACACCGATCCCCCCTACCAATCCCATCACCACTTTCGCCCGTCATCGCACTGCCCGTATTAGGAAATAAAATGCGCATATGTGGCGCATGCTTACTCACATCCCACCCCCCCTTAAACTCTATGGGTAGCAACTCAATAAACTTCCGTGCTTTCCAAAACAAAGACTTAGGACTGCCTATTTTATCGACATACTCCTCCTTTCTTGACCCAAACCCGGCCACCACCCCCTCATTAAACAAACAAATTGTCGCCGCCGTTGCCACCGACAACCAACTCATCCCCATATCGCGGCTTTTTTCCGTAAGTCCAGGCTGCTGAGACCGCCATTTAAGTACAAACCACTCAACCCATTCGGCTTGTCTAGGAAATAACACAAAAGGAATAATAGCAGGCAAGCCACGCTCAACATTACGCGGATCAAAAGTACAGCCCCAATCAGAAATAAACTGCGCAGGATGTGCGCGATAATACTGCATTAAAGCAGGCACTTTGCAAGGCTGCTGCCTAAGCGTAGACAAGGCCTTAAGCCGTCTTTTAAAAATACGCGAGTAATCAGGGTTTTTAAAATCCATAGGATTAGGCATCCATTACTTACCCATCAACTCTTGATAAAATCGTGAGGCCTCAATAGGATCATCAGGCAACACAACAGCCTTCCCCACACTCACCTCATTACTATTAGAAATCTCAATAGTAGACGTTGTAAAACGTGGATTTAAGCCATTCGTCACCGTTAATTTATCAACCCCCTCAACGATAGACTTAAAACCCTGCCCAGTGACCTCATTCTCAAGCAAATCATGCGCTTTTTTAAGCGCCTTACTGCTAAAAATCTGCACCTCAGCCAACAAGCCCAATTTAAAATGAACAGTCGCATCAACAGCGTTCATTTCTGTCGGCGACAACGCGTTATACTCTTGAATTACATCAATTTTTTTATGAACAAGCTGTTCATTTTTTTTAACCAAACCCTTTGTTAGCTTATTAACCGTGCCCAAGGACACCGCATGGCGCTTCGCTAACTGTCGCTGAGAATAAGCCCCCGTATAAAAATCAGCCACTAACTCCTCATAATTATTAGCCATTAGGAAGCGATAAATTTAGCAATCACCTGAAAAGGATACGTAGCGCTTTTATTTTCATTCAGCACACACGCATAAATTCTCTTACCCTTTATTCTAAAGCCGCACATACACGCAGCCTCCACATGCACGCCACTTTCTTTATGCCCACAATCGGCACATAAAAACTCAAAGTTACCCAGAGCTAAAGGCCTAGATAACAACCGTCCTTTACAAAATTTGCACACATGATCAACTATAGAATAAGTCAAACTGAATCTCCGTCTGCTGACGACACAAATAATGCTCAGCAATATGATGTTTATAAGCAATCAAATTAAGCACCATCGCCTCATTAATCGACGCCGCTTTCGTAACAAAACAATGCTCACCCAACACATCAGAAACAACCACCGTAAACACACCCAACGTATAATTTACCGGGGCTTTACCGCGCCTATCCTTGCCCACCAAATACTCACGCTCACGGTTATAACAACTAATACACAACTTATTTTTAATCAACCGCTGTGCTTTTTTTTGACACCTTACACACGTATCCTTCAACATAACCTGAACATCATCCCTTTGTACACCGGCATGCACAGCACCCACAGCACAACCAGAACACGTAATAAAATTCCTGCTTAAATATCTTTTTGCACACGATTGCTTAGCTAAACGTGCCTTTAATTTAATACAATCAAATATCTCCTCATCAATTGCCATAAAATAAATTCTCCACACCTAACGCGCAAGAAAACAGCCTAACTTAGGCATAACGTTAACAAGGCTGTAAAAATAACGTCATCTCAGCGGTACGCCTAAGCGTTAAGCCCTTTAAAACCTTACCACCCGCCTTATCCCACTTTAAAAACTCCACCGCCGCGCCCGCATAATCCCTGGCGTTTAGTTTTTTTAACAAAGTTGATGACGCTAAATTGCCCGTACCCACGTTATAGGCAAACGACACCAATGCGCCATATTGGTTAACATTAACCTTAACCTTAATTAAGCCCTGCACCTTGGCACTGAAATTGTTTAAATCAAAGGCCAGCATTGCTTCAGCTTGCGCAACCGTCAGCGCAGGATACTTAGCCAACGCTTCTGCCTTACCTGACGCCCCCTTTAAAAAAGCATTCGTGGTTTTACTGCGCAACGCCCTACCATAACCCACCGTCCAGATACCAGCAGGACACATCTTAGGCTGTAAACCAATAACGGTTAAATCCCCGTCATGAATCCCCTCAAAACTCTTAACTAAATCAATCGCCGCATTACAAATCATACCTACCTCGTTGGCTTTAAATTGTTAACTAAAAACTTAAGCGTTTAAATACTCCAAAATCTCCTTGCGAGCGGAATCCCAACCCTTACACACCACCGTTTTATAGCCTTGATTACTCAGAGCATTCAGCCACCAATCCTGCACGGCACTGACTTTACTTGCTTTAAGCTCAGTTTTAAGCTCAAGCCACAGGCCATGAAAACCGTGTCTAGGCACGGGCAAAAATAAATCAGGCACACCCGGCTTAACGCCCTCAGCTTTAAGCTTTGCGCCCGTAGCGGGGTGTCTATGCCCGCCATTAGGCACCGCAAACAACAACTCCAAATCTGGCAAAGCTTTAGACTGCAACGCCGCCCACTTCATTAACGTCACCTGATGCTCATGCTCAGTCATCGGCTAAAAAACCTTAAAAACTGCTCTTTTAACGTTGGTTGTTTAGACACGTTCGCCGCCACATTGCTTACGTTTTTTGGCGCATAAAAATCTTTATAAAACTCAGCAAGGCTATTTTCAGACGCTTGCGCAATCTCTTCCTGCGCAAACCAAATAAACTCATCAAGATCGTGTGCCTCTTCAGCAAGGCTTGATAACAACTCATCATCAACATCAAAACTAATACATAAACTCATCATATTTCCTTAATTTTATTGATAATATTTTCAAACACATCGCGCTGACTAGCGGGCACACACAGCAAAGCCTCAGCTAAAACCATCATT